CGCTTCATATTTTTTCGATACACCTGCAAAGCCATCTTCGCAGAACTCATTTTTGTGTATCCATAAGAGCGATACAAGCTATATAACCGAATTGCCACCATTAAGTTCATCTCCTGTTGTGTGTTGTTGTAAGTGAATCTGCGTGCTACTGAGTTGCAATGTAGTCAATGAAATTTAGGTGGTCAATCAAAAGTCAATACCCACTTTATAAACACAAATTAATTTTTGACTACAAAAAAATATTTATTCATAGAAGTAACAAAAGCCAATTAAATAAAGAACTACAGCCCTGTCAGTAATTTCTGATAAGGCATAGAGATCAGTGGACACGCATAGATCAATCAACACTTCACACCTTGAAATTAATCCCCACGAATTTTTCAAAATTGGATTACAGACATTTGTTAAATAAATAAATTAAAAATAAATTCAGAAAAAACGCGTTTGACGATACGCTTTCCGATTGTTAGATTCATCTCTTGCATAAATTATTTCATGCAAGAAAAGAACAACGCGGAGACAGTATTAAATGAACTACTACGAGCATCACATTGGAGATTACGCAGAAGCCACTGCACATTTGACCTTTATCGAAGACGCTACTTATAGCCGTTTAATTAGAAAGTATTACGCCACAGAAAAACCATTGCCGATTGATGTAAAGCTAGTGCAACGATTGATCAATGCAAGATCAAAAGAAGAAAAAAATTCAGTTATCTCGGTTCTAAATGAATTTTTTACTCTTACTGATGATGGTTGGAGACAAGAGCGCTGTGATCATGAAATAGCCCGCTTTAAAGATAAGCAAATCAAGGCTAGACGTAGTGCTGAGGGTCGTTGGCAAGCATTTCAGTCAGATGATTTACGCCAAGAAAAGGACCCTCACAATTCATGCGTTCGCATTGCGACCGCATTGCGAACGCAATACTCACCAGACACCAAACACCAGACACCAGTCACCAATCTCCATACACCAGACAAACAAAACAATGGGGGTGAAATCGAAAAAGTTTTACAGGGCGATGGTGAAAGGAAAAAACAAATTAAAACTCTTTTTGAAAAGGAGGGTTTAAATATTGGAGAAGACGATGAGCGTATTGCCCAGTTGATTCAACAAGGCCTAACCGTTGAAGATGTTGAGGTGGCTATTGCCCAGGCAAAGGAAATGCGAAGGAGGGCATCAAGCTCTACCCCGATCAATGCTGGATTTGTTCTAGCCATTCTGAAAGGAATGCGCAGGAAAGCACATGCCCTAGATTCCTCTGAAGAGATCTGGTGGAAATCGAATGAGGGAATCGACCTTAAGGGACGAGAACTCGGAATGCGAGCTCAAGGCTCGGAGAGTTATGACTGTTTCAAAACCAGAATCTTTGCTGAACTGCGAAAAAGAAAAGAGATCCCAGCTACAACGGAGGCTTCCCATGCAAGCTAACCCATGTATAGCCGGAATCATTGATCGACCCGATATGGAAGATTTCCCAATTGGATCGATCGTTAAAACTCCAAGTGGCCGCGTAGGCACAGTTGTAAAGCATCGCGGGGCTCAAAGTCGTCATGATCTGTTCCAGAGAATCATCATTGAGTTTGATGAGCCCTTTGGCGATTCAGTAGCATTGCAACCTCATCTTTTGAAGATGATCAGAAGACCAGAAGCATCATCGTGATTGAAAACAATCAAAAGAAATCAAAGCCAAAAGTAAAGCCAGCAAATAAAGGAGGAGCTAGGCCAGGAGCAGGGCGTAAAGAGGGTAGCCTCACCAAGAGGACTCGTGAAATCGCAGAGGTAGCCGCCGCGCAGGGCATTACACCTTTAGAAGTCATGATGAGCACCATGATGGCGCTTTACAAGGAGGCAGAAAACTGCAACAGACATGATGATCATGATCATGCTCATGAAGGTGTAGGTCATGATCATGACGTCATGATCACCAAGAATCGAATCAAACTCCTGAACATGGCTGCCACCATCGCAAGACACGCTGCCCCCTATGTTCACCCACGCCTATCTGCAATCGAGCATACGGGTAAGGATGGGGCGCCACTTCAAAGTGGTGTCTTGGTGGTGCCAGGAGCGATGAGTATGGATGATTGGGAGCAAGCCGCCCAAGCAAAACACTAGTCCATGAAAACCATCTGGGCGCCATTGCCCGGTAGTCAGACTTTGTTTCTGACTTGCCCAGTGTATGAAGTATTGCTAGAGGGCACCCGAGGAGGGGGTAAGACCGATACCTTGCTTATGAGTTATGCCCAACACGTAGGAAGAGGCTTTGGGGATCACTGGCGCGGCACACTCTTTCGATTGACCTATCCTCAACTGGCTGATGTAGTAGCCAAGAGTAAGCGCTGGTTCTATCAAATCTTCCCAGGTGCTAAATTCAATGAATCAGATTATGTTTGGAAGTGGCCCACAGGGGAAATGCTTTACTTTCGCTATGGCGCCAATGAGGATGACTACTGGAATTACCATGGCCACGAATACCCATGGCTGGGATTTGAAGAGCTCACCAATTGGCGCAACCTCTCGTTCTACGAGGCAATGCATTCCACTTGCCGATCATCCCATCCTGGGATGCCAAGAATGGTGAGGGCAACATGCAATCCATTTGGAGTGGGGCATGCATCGGTTAAGGAAAGATTTCAGATTGGCGTAATACCGGCTGGGCAAATCATCAGGCAAGAGGGTGCATTGCCCAGGGTCCGAATTCATTCAACGATTTATGAGAATACCCATCTTCTCAAAAACGACCCCAACTACTTGATGAGTCTAGAGTCTCTAAGCGATCCAAACAGGCGTAGAGCGTGGCTAGAAGGTGATTGGGATATTCACGTGGGAAGTTTCCTTGAAGGCGTATGGCAGCCCTCTAAACACGTTGTAGAACCCTTCGCAATCCCACCAACATGGAAGGTATGGCGCTCAATGGATTGGGGATACGCAAGACCCTATGCCGTCTATTGGTTCGCGCTATCTAATGATGGAGTCTATTACCTCTGGCGAGAACTCTATGGATATGGAGATAAAGAAAACACCGGTACCAGGGAAGATGCAACGGTAGTAGCCGAGAAGATCAAGAAGATAGAAATTCACGACCAACGCCTTGGGTATGAGTACCGCATGAATTTAGCTGACCCATCCATCTTCTCGAAGATAGGAGCGGAGCGATCCATAGGGCAAATCTTCAGGGATAAGGGTGTGAAATGGACTGAAGCCTATAACGCACCAAGAAGCAGAGTAAACGGAGCCCAAGAAATCATTCGGCTGTTAGCTGAAGACAGACTCAAGATATTCTCAACCTGTAGACATTGGTTAAGAACTATCCCCCAACTACCCCCAGACTCACTTAACCCTGAGGATGTAGATACCGATGCGGAAGATCATGCTTGGGATGCAACTAGGTATGGGGTGATGAGGGCCAGACGAATGCCTGAAAGTGATTCCCTCCATGGATCGAGGGGGCAGTAGTATTCCCCAGCTCTGAAAGAGCCAAAAAATGACTGTGCTATTGAGTGTGCAATTGCATATTGGTGCGTAGTTCGAATCTATAGAGTGGATCTGGGCCCCATCTAAAATTAGAAGCTTGCGGATTAACAGAGAAAAACTCTCGAAAAATCCCCAGCTAATACAGGCGGGTACATCTATTGAAGCTCAGCACACTAAGAAAGTGCACTAAAAATACCCTTGCGTGTAGCATGTAGAAAATATTAATCAAATAGGGGCCAAATCGGAATTTTTAAAAAATATAGAGGTAAAAAAGCTGTAATTCCTTACAAAAATACTGATCAAATGGTAGTCTGAAACATTATTAAACATTAGCTGGATGTTAACGGTGCCTGGTAATTTTCTAAACCAAATATGTTGGATAGCGCTAGATGTTGGAGGTCAGAAAATTTTTGGATTTTCAGAGTTCTTGACTGGCCTTGCCTTGATGGCACTTGTTTGGACAATAGTCGATATTCGATTTAGATTCAGAATTAGCACAGCAATTGTTCCAGTTGAGCGACTTAGTTTCATTCTAATTTCAGCGATAGGGCTACTAACCCTGCTTACAGATATATGGCGTGCAGAGGGTTGGCTTGTACCTTGCGGCGATATCCTGACTACCGTCATATGGCAGGGAATACTCGGCGGATCTTTATTTTTGGTCTTTTTGGGGTGGATTTGGCTTTCAGTAATCAAGCCCTCTAAATATGGCGTTTTTAATGCAAAAAGGTTTGCTAATGCGCTTTATATACAAATATTAAAAGGATCCCCTGTTGATTTGCCAGTGATTGCCGGTGAGGTTGCTAGGTCTATGCCATCTCTTGTAAAACATGGGCTAATTTCGAAAAGGGCTCCTGAAGGAGTTAAAAATGATTCGACTGTAGGCCTGTATGCGAATGATCTATTGCTACTGATTGCTGATAAGAAGTTTTGTAGGGCTGTCATTGCCTCATCACAGGCCACGGCATTAGTGCTTTTCCAGGAAATTCAAAGTACAAAAAAATATAAGTTGCCAGTTGAAACATTTTCAAAAAATATTATGAGTGAGGCTTTTGCTAATCGAGACTCTTTTTTATTTCATGAGGTTGAAGGATACGAGTCTGGATTAATTGGGTACATGAAGCCGTTGACAGAGGCCATATTTGGTGACTATAGGATGGTTGAGGAAATTGGCTCACTTTTAGATCCTGATATTAACCACAGTCAAAGATGGGACTCAGACCAACTAGATGCGTATTGTCGAATTGTTTTAATGGTTGCTAAGGGCTATGCCAAAGATCACATCTACACGCATTCATATTGCTTGGCTAGAGCATTTATGACAATTCAACACTCAATTTCTGATGCTTACCATTTGAATGATGTCGAAATTCTTTCTTGGGATGATGATCGGATCGCGAGAATTCGTGTTGTTATCAGTTTCATTGGAAAACTTGTTGAGATTCTTGATGCTGTAGGTGTGCATTCAGATATGCGCAACATTAAGAAGGATCTTCATATTTCTCGTAGAGAAAATTTCTATGATTGCACCTCAAAATTAATATTCGAAATCTTATTTTCTATTGCTGCAGTTAAGTCTCCGACAAGCATAGCTTGGCAAATTCAGTACTCAACGGTCTGGGGCTCTTTGTTTGGATTCAATAGGTTTTCTGGTGTTGCGGGAAAAATAATTAAGAAAAAATTAGATCGATTAATTTATGATGAAATAGCATACTTGAAAAAATTTCCAAATTTCAAGGGTGCAAGACTTTTAGGATACTGCCTCAACGTATTAGGTTTAAAGCGTAAGGATAATTCACTTGACCGTCACAGCAGGGCATTACATGAAGCCGTAATTAACTGG